ACGCGCGCGGTCCTTCATAGAATGCACAGTTTGAGCAGACCATGCCTTCAGCGGCGAACGGGTTGTCTTCAGGGCCGACATAGTGGGCGCCTTGTGCGCCGATTCCTTGGTCGAACTGTCCGAAGATGTCGACAGTTTCCTCGAGGATCTCGTAAAGATAATTTTGGAGTGGTGTGACGGGGTAGATGCCGTCGATGCCTCGGATTTCAGCCATGACGGCCCTTTCGTCGTTGTTGAAGTCTTCCATGATGGCTTTGGCTCTGCTGTATCCGGCGTTTCCACCCCAAAGCGCCCATGCGATTCGGCCGTTGCTGGGGAATCCGTCTTCTCCTGGGCTGAATCCTTCCGCCTTTTTGTCGACTTCGTGGCGGTCGAAATACGCTTTGACTCTTCGCCAGGTGTTGATGGGGAGTTCTTTGCGATTGACGATGTCTCGGGCGCGTGCGATGCCAATGGCTGTTCCGCCTCGGCCAAATTCGCTTCGCCAGTCGAGGCCACGTTGCGCTTCTTCGACCATTCCGTCTGTCGGAGGGTACGAGTCGGCGGCTCTTGGCTCTTCAGTTCGTTTCGGACGTCGAGGTTTCTTGCCGTACAAACTGTTTTCGCCATATTCGGCAATATTCAAAGCCGTCAGTTGATCCTCTGCCTCGGCTTTTGAACTGTGGCAGCCCATAATTTCGTCGTCTTCAGTTTTGACGACAGCCCAGCCGGAGCAGCCTTCGACGCCTTGGAGAACGTCATACGGCATCGGGCTGTCCTTCTGTTGGGGCTTGGAGCTGCACAGAGAAGACGCCTGTGTGTTGGAGGACTGTGGTGTCTCCGGTGGCGATGAACTTGGTGACTGTCGACGGTTCGAATCCGGCTTCGACGAGTTGGCGCATCGAAGAGGCTTGTGTGGCTCGGATGTCGGCTTCGTCTTTGCGGTCTTCCTGAAGGAACATGATTTGGGAGGCATCGAAAGACAGTTCGGCCGGTGTTCCAACCGGTAGAGCCAAGATGCGTTCCATGGATGCACAAAGGTTCTGGGCTGTTGGCATGAACCAGGCGTCGGACCACATGCGACGGGTCTGAGAGTAGTTGCCGGCGTTGAGTGCCGAACCGGCCAAGCCTTCGGAGATGCCGAGGAGGGTGGCTGGGACTCGCGCGCGTAAGGCGATCCGGGTTTCGTCGACGCCCTGAGTGTTTTTGAGGTCGAGTTGTTGCAGGTTTGATCCGGCCACTTTCACATCAGAGCCGCCACCAAGCACAAGGGTTTTGTAGGCGTTGGCGGAACCTTCGTGGCGTTGATTGATGACAGCTGCAATGTCGGTGGCTTGCTGCTGGGTGGTGTGCGGGTCGAGGGTGACGATGAGTTGTGGCGTGGCGGCGTTGGCGAAGAACTTGGATTTGAATTCGGTGGCTTGCCGGTCGGTGGTGATTTCGGAGAGAACCGAACCGATCCAAGACTGTCCACGCCACCAGTACAAAGGATCCGGTTCGGGTTTCCAGTGTGCAACCTGTGACGGGGCGAGGAATACCGGAGGCGTTTGTGATGAGATGCCGCCGGGCTGGTAGGAGTAGCCGGCCAGTTCAGCGTCCAGTTGTGCTGTCGGGTCCACATCGTTTTCATAGGAGCCGTAAACAACAGTGACCCAGTCGGGGCGAAGGAGGCGGAGTTGGCCGCCATTGCGGTAGAAGAAAGCGTTGCCGGCGAGACTGTTGTGCTGCTCGGCAGCGTAAAGAAGTTCCGCTCGGGTCAGATCCCCTGGGCGCTCAAGGACGGAAAGTTCGATGTTGCCGAACAGCCGACCGGTTTCCCCTTGGAGCAGTGAACGCCACTGGAACCGGATTTGTGACATCAGCAGCGCGCGCGCTGTAACAGCAGCGGCTACAACTCCGGACTGGTTGTAGACGCCCTGAACATATCCGGAGAAGTTGGCAGAGACGGCGCTGCCTGGCGCTCGAAGTGGGGAAGAGATGCCCTGGTAGGTGTTCCCGTTGAAGGAGAACATGGCGAGGACGTCTTCGAAGGTGAGGCCGTTGGCGTAGGAGCGTTCAAGCTGCTCTGGGTTGCCGTTGCGTAGTCTGTCCAGAAGTCTCATTCAACGTCCTTGAGTAAGCCGGCCACGATGAGGGCGACGCCTGGCACACATAACGCGAGCCAAGGAATAGGGGAGAGGGCTAGACCTACAGTGAGCAGGAGTAGTCCAGCAATGATAAACGCAAAAGCGGTTTTCATGCGAGGATCGCAAACGGGGCGATTGGCTGTTCGGGAGTCATTCGGGCTACCTCATCGTAGGAGAGAATGGCGGCGACCAATCCATCGATCTTTGAGTCAATCGTAGGTTTCACGATTGCCGGGAGATCGGATCGGCCTTTTGATTTTGTCAACAGAGCATTCAACGCATACTCGCGCAATTCGGGCGAACCGTCATGGGTGAAAGATCCCTCGTCGATGGCCTCGAGGAACCGGTCGATTGCCGGTCCCATCCTCGTCGGACGGTTTGTCAACACTTCGACGACAATGGGTTCTCCGAATGCTTCGCCGAACTCTTTGTCCCAAGACTCGATTTCTTCACGCCAGCCTGGAGGGTCACAGGCGAACCGGCGAACTTCGAAGGTTTCTCGAAGTTGAGACACTTTCTCTCGGATCTCTTCCCGAGGTACCCGATAGTCACGGCCGGCGAACTCGGGACGTTTCCAAGCGTCAATGAGGAACAGGTGGGGTTTGTCGGTGAGGACCCAGCCGACAAGGACAGTGTCGTCGGCGTTTTCACCACGGTCGGAGCCGTCGAAACCGATGGCAATGATTTCTCCACCTTCGGGGTTGAGTTGAGGAGCTGCCAGCAAATCCCATTTGTCAGGGTCAATCGCACGTTGTTCGCCCTTCCATCGAAGGTTGTGGAAGTAGCGGGCGTTTTCGGCTTTGACTGATCCTGGCGCACGGATCTCGTGTTCGATCATTCCTGGCAGATCCATCCACTCCGCTGCCGGCCCATACGCCTCCTTCAGTGAGGCAAGTTGGGCGGCGTCATCGTCCCAGGAGGATTCCGAGATTGACCCTTCCCTGTGATGCCAGCAGAAACTGAAAGAGCGGTCCTGACGTTCCATGAGCTTCTCGGCCTCGTCGTAAAGATCCTCCGCCACCGAATGCTGCCCAGGTTGAAACATTGTCGTTGTCGCCAACATCCACGGCTGAGCAATCTTCCGCTTCCGAGTGTTTCGACGAACCATGGCGTGCATTTGCCGCAACTCCGGCAGATAGTACAGATGTGGTTCGTCGACTACTGCGAAGGTTTCTTTGCCACCATCCTTCGAGGCAGCGCCAGCAGTTGAGGGGCGAACCTCACCCAAGCGGCCGCCTTTGCCGATAAGGGTTCGGGTGGATCCGATGTCCAACTGTGAGAACTTCCATTCGGAGGGGAATCGGTCGCGCGCGTGTTCCAGCATGGCTTGGACGTTGCCGTAGGTGTTGCCGGTTTGGTTCTCTTCCGTGGCTAACGGACGGATGAACGGATATGTGACAGGTTTCCCTACCGGCTCTCCGTTGGCGTCCCAGCCGTCGAAGCGGACAGGGCCGAGGAGTTCGGCACAGGTGATAGCGCCGGCAAACTCTGACTTCGCCCTACCTTTCGGCATAGAGATCCCGAAATACGACACCACACGGCGTCCCTCGTTCTCATGGCCTTTCGGGAAGAGGCGGTAACAGTCGAGGATGATTTGGCAGAACTCCTCATCCCAGACAAGTTCTTCGCCTTGGATATCGCCAGGGCCGTGGCACAAATACTTTTCGGTCCAGTCGATGACCTGCCAACCAAGAGTCGGCCAGTCGGTAGGGGCGGTAAGGCGAGTGAGTGGCATGGATGTCCTACGCCAAGTTGGATCGGCGAGTCTGTCGACGTTCGGCAATCTCATCTTGGACTTCGGGAGTCGGGGTAGAGGCTTCTGCCTTCACTGGCAGCTGCGCCCATCGTAGGTCCTGGCGACCCTTCGGGGTGATGCCGTAACGATCCAGCAGCGGAAGAATCTTCGTCACGTCAATCTCCTCGAGCATGACTTTGTCGTAAAGCATGACGAGCA